GTCATTAATTAATCTAAACTCTTTACCATGTATCTTTAATCTAGTACCTGAGTTAGGTCTTGCTAAAATAAAGTCTCCTTCTTTACACCAAGCACCACTTGGAAATCTATCTTTATCCTTATAGCAATCAGGTCCAAGTTTTACCACAAAAAATACTGTGCTTAAAACTTCTTCGTAATGTAGAGTTTTATCAGCTTTTATCAAACCACTTTCATACTTTTCTTCAATGTCAGGTATCGTGCACAAAATGTGATACCCAGAGGGTTTAGGTAATTGTGTAGCTTGTTGTTTTGTTTTTTCTAATTCAGGGAACAATTCTAATTGTTCAGTAGGCACGTTAGTCGTCATCTTCGTATTTTTCCTCTGTTTTTCGTCTAAGGTCTTCTATAAACATATTCGCAGTATGCAGACCTTTTATCACACCGCAAAGTTTTTGATACTCGTCATAAGATTTAGCTGAACCACTAGATAAAGCAGACTCTATAGATTTTATTTCGTCATCTACTTTATCTTTTAGCACCTCAAAAACTGTCGTCATTCTTTAGGCTCCTGTGG